ACCACAATCTCTTCCATTTCCATCTCGATTTCTAACTCTACTTCGGTTTCAACCTCAACGATTTCAACCTCAGGCTCGGGTAAATTTATTTCAATCTCAGCTATTTCTAATTCAACACTAGCAACGGTAATCTCCTCTACAGGAGCTTCGATAGGTGCAAACTCTATTTCACCTTCATTCATGCTTACATCATTTAATTCAAATACCTCTTCTACAAAGTCTAATTCTACAGGATCAAAAATATTTAAATATAATATTTCCTCCATAGTAGTGATTTGTTGAGTAATAATAGTATTGATGACATTGTAAAATACATTGACTGTAACATCATCAAACAAAGGACCTATTGCAAGGTTGATATCTCGACCACCTACCTCAACAGTTATTCTATTTAAAACACCACTGAAATCGAAAGACCCAGTGTATGATTGGTAACCTGATGCAATGCCAGATTCAGACAAGATATCAGTGCCTTGAAAGACTGTGTTAGATCCATTACGTCCTGTAATGTGCATGTATATTCTATCTTGAGCATCTCGTTTTTCGACTTCAATTGAGTATCTTACCTCGCCACCTTTGTCTATTTGTAAATCAGAAATGTTAATATTGTTAATTATAAAAGTAGTGCCCATACCAGAGACACCCATCGTTGATGTGCTATTGCCTGATCCGGTAATCTGTGCGCATCTATCTGACCCTAACTCACCACAAGTATTCCCCGTTGGCATGGAAGCGGGACCTTGACCCCCCCAATCCGTGCGCATGTCCCCGTCGTCTTGAGTGCCCACATAACCCAAAGAACTGTCTAGAATATTACCTGAGTCCTCGTTAGTAACAGTTGTCGTGGTAGTAGTAGTTGTTGTGGTAGTTGTGGTGACTATTTCTGTGCCTTTGTCATCTTCTGTAATAACAACGTTTTCTTGCTCAGTAATAGTTACACCTGGAGTGCAAAGACCATCAAAATTTTTACCTGTGGCATCAGGTAAACAATCTGCCTTAGAATAAGAGTAACAAAGAAAGAGCCATAAGGCCAAAATTCTTAATAGCATCTGTGTCCCC